CTACGTCTCGTGGGCTCGGAGATGTGTATAAGAGACAGTAATAATATCTAAGCCACTGAAAGCTAGCTTTAGAGCTGCTATGCCTTTACTTGCGACATATGCACTGGAAGCCAACCCTGCAAAAACTTTAGGGTGCTTTTCAGCGAAGCCACCAATAATCTTCAAGATTGGCTCAATGTCTTTAAGTGACTGTACAAAAACATTAAAGGATGTTTTAGAAGCAGTCTTCATTGAGCTAAAGAAGGATTTAATATCTTTTTTATGGGCAATGATATTAGTTCCTAATTTATCAATACCTTTAGCAGCATTGGCAAGCATCTTATCAAGAGCACTAGTGACGTTTATGTTTTTACCGCCAAAAGCTTTTGTAATCAGTTTCATTTGCAATGCCACGGCATTACCAACATCTTTAAACTCGGCATCAGTATCCTTATCAGATACCCATTTTGAAACGGCCTTATAAATTGGACTCTTGGCATTTAGGATCGGCTTTTCAATATCACCGATTAAAGCTGGAACACGTGCTTTAATAGTCCGTTCCATCCCGACCATTGTTTGAAGCATATTGTCAGCAGCTTTATCATATTTGCCAGAGCCTAGCTGGTTGAAAGTCTTTTCAATGTCTGAGGCTGATATTTTACCTTGCTTGGCCATTTCACTTAAATCAGCAACCGTTACTTTCTTGCCATGATTGACTTGGGTTTCATACTTGGCCAACTGTTCACGGAACATCGGGAAGTATTGGCTGATTTGGTTCAGCATACCAGCATTAGCTTTGCCACGTGATAAACCATTAACCATATCTTGAGTAACTGCCTGAATCTGCTGACTATCCAAGCCAACCGCATCAGACATATTCAACATGGACTTGGTCAGTTCATCGGATTCTTTTTTATTGGAATGCAAATGATAAAAGCCTTGTTCTAGTTCATTGACAACATCTACAGCTTGACCAGTTTTAACTGACAAGTCATTAATAGTGTCAACCATTGCTTTTGACTTAGTAGCAGTACCTGTTAAAGTTGTCCAAGTAGCCGTCATCTTTTGCTGTTCTTTCTCATAGGTCATTCCGGCACTAATAGCTTCGTGAATGTGTGACGTGATTGCTGTAAAAGCGCTCGTAATACCATTAGCGACTAAATGAGCACCTAAAATCGTGCTGAATAGATGAGATGTCTTCTTTGCCTTGTCATCAATGGAATCTAGTTTAGACCGTACGCCTGACATAAAACCGTGTGGTTCTTTTTCCATCGCTTTAAGCAGTTCATTCTGACTAGTTTTAGCTTTAGCCATGCTAGTAGCGGTCTCGTTAACCCGTACTTGCTGGCGTTTATAGGCGTCTGAGGTATCACCTGAAGCTTTTCTAATCTTGTCTAGCTCATCTGATTGGGTCTTATACTGAGCCTCCATGTTAGAATAGGCCTGTTTTAAACCACTTAGCTTGGCTTTGTTAGCTTCTTCTTGGTTACCCTCTGCCTCTAGCCGCTTTACATAGGACTCACTTAAAGCTGTGCTCTGTTTATAGCCCTTTTGCAGGTCGGCTAGTCCAGAGTTGTAATACTGTAGTTTTGACTTGGCCCGGTCTAGTTGACCACCCATACTGTCATATGACCGACTAGCCTTGTTAATCTGGTCAGATAGCTTTAAATATTGCTCTTCACCATCTTTAGTATCTCTGTTTAAGCCTGATTGACGGGACTTTAACTCATCAATTTTAGCCTTTTGCATTTCCATCGACTTAGCTAGTCCGTCTACCCTAGCTGAGGCCGCCTTTTGATATTCACCGGCTGATTTTAAAGCTACTTCCTGAGCTTTCCAACCACTAGTGTTAGCTTTAACCTCGGCTGTTAATTGTTTGAGCGATTTAACAGCCTCAGCACTATCTAGGCCAACTTTACTGGTCATCTCACGGCCGACTACTTTTTTAGCCATTTAGTTTTAACCTCCTTTTAGGCACAAACGCTTATAAGCCATACGTTTGGTTAATGGCTTCTAGTGGGTCGACTAACTCAGATCGGTCTTCTTTTTTACGAGCATTTAAAGCCGCCATGAAATCAAAAAAGGGACTATCGCCAAATTCCTTGGTTGATATTCCCTCCAATAACAATTGTTTACTTAGCAAGCTAAAATCTTCTTGCTGATTTTTTAACTTCATAACCTCTCGCTTGATTTCAACGTTGCGTTTGTGCCGGTTTATTTTGACGACTTGGCGTCTTCAATCGCCTTACGTTGCTTTTGTTCAGACAATTTAATGTCAGCGTCTGAAATACCATTTAGCCGCATGATTAAGTAGCCAACACCCTCACCAAACCGTTCAATTGAGATGGTATCGTTAATCGTTTCCATCTGCTTGTCAGTGTATCCCATTACACGTTGCACAAAGTCAGCCATATCGTCCTGTAATTCTAGGCCGTTTTTCATTGCGTCTAGTTCAGTAACTTCTTTTTCGGTGTCTTGTGATTCCAACATACCAATTTGAACTTTTGTAGCTAATCGAATGATATTGTTAGTTGGCGTTACATCGGCCGTCTTGTTGAGCTTAAAGTAATTTTTAGCATTAATTTTCATAGTATTTTGTGCCTCTTTCATTCAATTTATATGTAAAAAGCCGCCTTTTCAGGTAGCCTCTTTGATCTATCCTTGTGTAGTACCGCTAGTCGTACCACTATTTGTATTCGTTGACGACTTAAGAACATAACCCCCAAATACTTCGGCGTATAGCTTGGCTAAATCAAAACCGGTGTCAGTAGACTTGGCAATCACATAAGGTTGCTGAGTACCATTTGCCGCCAAGAAAATATCACTCTTTAATGGGGCTAATACCGTACCAGCTAAAGTAGTCGAATAGTCAGCTTCACTGTTAGTATCAGTAGAGTTATTGGAAGCTTCTTCAATGAATTCGATGTTGTTAAAGCATTCGTAAATTGAAATGTCACCATCTAATGATTGGGATTCGGCAATCATGGCAACGTGAGGCTTAGGTAATTGGCGTACCCAGGCACCTGTATTGGTGTTTTGTGTGAACCCCTTTAGCATTTGGTTAATTTTGAAGTCCAAGTCCAATGCGGTTAAAGCCAGTGTAGGCATAGACTTACCATAAGCCGTCCGCTTAATTTGTCCATTACCCCAGCCGGGAGTTCCAGCCGCTTCGATGGCAGATACGTTGATTTGGCTGAAGCCTTCTCCTTGATGGTCAGCAACGTAGATACCATCAGTAGATAGGCCTTTGGTAGCATCTTTAATTAAGTCGCCGTTATCGTCTAGCAAAGCAAAAGTCGCTTTGACAATGTTGTGTTTTGACATTTTATAAATCTCTCCTTTAAATCATTTCATTTTTAGTTACATAAATTGTTTTGGTTATCTGGTTCGTATCCGGGTCAGTCGTGTGATGCTGACTAGATACAATTAACCAGCCAGCCTGTTTAAAGCTTTTCATTAAAGCTATCTCAGTTTCAAGCGGATTAAAGTCATCATCAAGGTCAACCTTATAGAAGATTTGAATTTCAACACCCATTGCCAGGCCTTTAAACGTGTTGTTTGCGAGGTAGGCCGGGCTTGAATCGGTCTCTTGCAATAGCATGACTGTTAAATCAGTGTTGTCTAAATCCTCATTAGGTATCGCATTAAGGTAGACTTTATCTAGCCACGTTAAATTGAGGGCGTTAACTAGGCTAGCTACCTGTGATACTGGTAATAGCATTAGTCATCGTCCCCCTTCTTATATTCATCTAGCATGGCGTTAAAGACATCATCTTGTGAGTCGGCTAAGTTCTGGTCGACAAAGTGGTCAGCCCTGATATGTTTGGTGCCATCGTTTAAGCGCATGGCGTTCATGTCATGGTACTTATTAGTCCACCCTACAATTGAAGAGCCATCATGTTCACCGTCTATATCGTTGCTGTTATAACTTATGTTGTCAGCCATGTGTCCATACTTCTCGTCTTTATGATTTGAGTAGTGTTTCTTTCGCGTGACTTCCGTTAAGTTATCAGCTAACTTCTTAGCGCCAGCTGCAGTTATCCGCTCTTGTTCAGCTTCATTGGGAACTAGCTTGTGGACGTCTTTAAGCCAGCCTTCTAGTTGGTCAGCCATATCATCGTTTGCCATCGCTAGGCCCCCTTAGTAACCTGTTTTAGCGTCAAATAATCGCAAGATAGATAATTACTAGAATCATCTATGCTGTCATTGATGACATCGTAAAGCTTACCTTTATACTGGCATTTAATACCTTCGTAAACTTTAGGATTATGCCTAATAATGACCACTACTTGCTCTAATTGTTCAGCCGTGAGTTGATACGAAGATGCAATTGATCGTGTATAGGGTGCACAGTATAAACTAAACTGACTAACAAAAGTCTGCTTACTAGTCCCGTTAATAGGATTTTGAACAGTTTTAACAGTGCCAATTTGTATACGCTGATTAAAATCAACAGGAGTTAGCTTATTAGTCGCCATTGTCGTCCACCTCATCTTGTTTTTGGCTATATAGTCCTCGCAATTGGCCAATGATTGAATCAACAACTAAGTCAACTGGATTAACAGTGTTTGAAGTGATTGATGTCCGGTAATACCAGTACGAACCAGCTAAGGCGTAAACAGCCGTTTCAAACAGGTCCTTCACGCCTTCCATTTCATAGAACCCTAGAACACTATTGTCGTCCCCAATGGCCTGTTTAATATAGCTAGTAGCTGCAGACAAATAGTCCTTTAGCAGATTGTCGTCATCATCACCATCAATTCGCAAAGATGACTTCAATGTTTCTAAATCAGCTGCCACTTAAATCACATCCTTACTTCGCCGCCCAGATTGTCACTGTACTGTGTATTTATTGGCGACATAGTTGGCTAATTACTTTCCGTCAGTCGTTGTAGCAGTGCCCGCCGCAAAGTTGGCCGTTTGGTCAGCAATTTTACTGAACGAACCGGCAACAAAGGCTTCCGTATCAGTAGCTTCAACATCAAAACGATCAATCACACGAATCTTAGTTTGATCCTTTTCAAAGGCGCCAGCTCCGATATTAGTCGTTAACAATGACGCATTTTCTCGGTCAAATAAAGTAACCGCTTGTGATAAGTCACCATAATACAATGGATAAACCGGTGCCGCTGCTGTCCCAGCATTGGGTAACCACTTGTCAGCAATCATAACCACTCGCTTGCCGCGGACAATCATGCGGTCTGGCTGGGTTGGATCGGGTTGCAATAGGTAATTTCCCATTGCGTCCTTGACCTTGCATAACTCATTGCACCCTGAAGTGTTCGTTAGTAAGAAAGATGTTGACTTAATTGCTGGGTCAACAGAGGTGTTGATCATATCGATGATGTCGTCAAACTTAGCTAAGGTTGGCTTCTGTGGTGCGTTGTTCATGGCTTCGATGATCTTAGCGTTGCGGGTAACGACAACTTTCTTGGCAATCCATTGCGATAACCAAGCCAAAATGTTATCAGCAGTGTCTTTTAGCAATGAATTAGTAGCCGTGGTAATGCCAGAATAACGATGGATTGTGTATTTGATAATGGACAAACGTGGGTCATCGTTGTCACCAATAGTGGCTGTTTCATCATCTAAATCAGCTAAAGCTGTCACGTCAGTCCACTTTTCGTAAACTCGTGACCCAGTTTGAGTTGTAACAGCTTCTCGCTTAACGTATTGTTGCAACGAATCGTATTGACGCACTAACGTATTAATTGCCGTTTGAATATTCTGAGGAATAGTCAAACCAATTGCATTACCAGCTTCGTCGGTAGAAGAAGTTACCAAGTTCATAACTTTCGGATCGCCTTTAATCATGCCTTGGAAGTTCTTAATGAACTTAGCTTTGATATCTTTTTCATCCTCATTAAGTAGGGTCTTATCCTTGTCATCCATATTGGCAATCTTTTGAGCCTTGCGTTCTTCTTCCAATTGTTCATGTAAAGCGTCACGCCGGGCAACCGCATTGTCGCGATCTTGTTTCATTGCTTTAAATTTTTCTTGATCAAAGCTGTCATCAAGGACAGCAGCGTTTAACTTGTCGTTCAAGTCTGATACCTTTTGCCCTTGGGCAATCCAAGCATCATTCATTGTGTTAATATTAGCCATTAGTTGGCCTCCTTTTGATTTTTGCCAAATAAAATAGCCAATTTGCTGTTTCGCAATTCAGCAGATTGACTATTAGTAGTATTTTTTTGTTCAGCAGGCTTAGGCTTAGCCTTGTCTGCTTTGTAAATTAAGTTAAGCAGTTTATTAACTGCTGACTTAGGTGGAATATGTGAAATAGCGTTCACCGGTTGCAATTGTTTGTCATCGGCAAACATAATTTCGTCAGCGAAGCCTTTATCAACGGCATCGCTAGCGGTCAACCATGTTTCATTTGCCATTAGCTGTAGCAAGTCAGCTTGATCCATGCCAGTTTTAGCTTCATAGGCACTCGCAATCGATTGATCAATGCCGTTTAAAATGCTAGCTTCATGTTCGAGATCGTCAGCATTACCAGCTGGTTGTGACCAAGCCTTATGAATCATAATCTGAGCAGTTGGTGAAATGTTGATATGATCGCCAGCCATAGCAACCACGCTTGCTGCACTAGCGGCTAAGCCTTGAATATTAACTGTTACATTGCCAGCATAATTCTTTAGCATAGTGTAAATCTCACTAGCCGCAAAAACGTCGCCACCATTGGAAGCAATGTCAACTTCGAGTGCTTCATCATCACTGTCATCATCGTCAGTATTGCCACTGTCGTCGTTTAAAACACTAGCAACACTCGAAGGTGATACTGCTGGCATTCCAAAAAACTGATAGAAGCCAGCTGTTTGATCATCAACAATATCGCCTTTAATCATCACTTTCTTTGTCATCATTATCACCTCCTTTTCCCGATTGAATCACAACTTGTTGTGTCGTCGGATTCTTAGCATCAGGCATTTCATCTGGAAAATAACCAGTCTGCTGTAGTAACCAAGTTGCTTGATTATTAGCAATCGTGCCATCTTTAGCTAGCCCTGATAGGGTGGCCGCAAATGAGTCACCCAGCGGGTCCACAGCGGTCCGTATATTGGCCGTAATCTTAGCATTAAGCTTGTTATCCAGTTCAGCTAAAATGGCCTGCAAGTAGCGATTAAGGGCATTGGTGTACATACCTTTAATTTGGTCGATATTACTTTGTTGATCGCCCTGGCCATTCAAATAACTGTCAGGAATACCGAAGACTTTAGCAATTTGCTTACTCGTCCAATCCGTTTGGCTTAACAACTTAGTAACATCAGCTTTCATCTCTAATGGCTTGTAATCTTCGAGTTGGTCAATAACTACTGGGCCACCGTTTGACTTGTTCACCTGTTTCATAAAGTTACGTGAGCGGCTGGCCTTCATCTTTTCGCTTAACAGCCCTCCGTGCTGAATAGACACACTAATCGAACGTGCTAGTGCAGCTAGCGTCAAGCTGTTAGATGAACTTTTCACTTGTAACTCATTCGACAATGCTTTTAATGGACTGTTACCCGTCATACCGCCATCAGTACTAGCCCAGCGAATATGAATCATGTCAGACTGTGGTATATATTGAAGAACGCCTAAGTTAGGCTCATCAAAAGTAACCGTATACGTTAAGCCACTGCCGTCATCTAATAAGTAGGTTTGCACTTGGCTCGGTCGCAAATATTCCCAGCGCAGATCTAAGCCATTAGGATTACGCCAACGATATGCAAAGCATTCACCACCCAATAACAATTGTGAATACATAGACTGCCAAAACGTGTGACCGTTAGCGGTCGTACTAGGATTGTTTAGAATTCCTTGTGCTCGTGGCATATTGGCCATTAATTGTACCGTGGCTAAGTCTCCAGATATTTGGTTAACCGCTGAATAAATATCTGAATTTTTCAAAGCATCCTTGGCACTAACATACTCATTACTACCAGTTGGTGACAAAAAGTTAACAATATTATCGTCTTCTACTGGTACACTTTGAATACCAGCAGAATTATTAATCATCGTTGGTGGCTCAAAAAAGGGCATTGTTAATCATCTCCTTTTTGACCAGCTGTAACAACTTCCGAAAGCCAACCAACTAAGAACAAAGCTACTGCGATTGCTAGAACGCCCTGTGCCTGTCCAAATAAAAAGGCTGCATACACTCCAGCAATCATGGCTAGAATGAAACACAGCACATCAAAGTAATGCCAGATAGTCTCAAAAAATTGTTTAAAAATCATCAATATCATCTCCTAACAATCCCGATTCCGGGTTATTAAACCATTCAAGAACTTGTTTTTCGTTCATACGTTCGACCTGTTTATCAGGATTGTTCACGTCTGAAAAGTCTTCAAAGTGATACATAGCCTGAAATAAGGCATCAATTAACGCGTCCACGACATCAATCTTCAATGTAGCCTTAGCTTTATCGACTTGAATGCCAATCTTGTCTTCATAAATTTCAGCATTTAGTAATGCCTTTTCCATAATTCGGTCATCTAAGCGATCTACCGAGCCTTCCACAAATATGGTCTGCAAAAACTTAGTTGGGTCCTTCAATTCACTAGTCCGCTGCCGAATGGCTTGCAATGGCCACCCTGAATTCAAATCTAACTGCTTGATTGTGGGCGTTAGCCCCCACGCGTCATAACCAAAGAAAACAACTTCCAGTCTATGCCGCTCAACAAAGTTGAGTAACCACTGATAAACTTGCTCATCATTGATTAGTCCTTGAGGATGGCTACTAATTGTACAAAATCCCTTTTGAGCTAAGTCCCGATAGTTAATACCGTCTTGCTTTTCTTTAGCCTCAATCGAACCGGCTTTCTGCCAGGGAATAAAGCTATGCTGATAAATAAACCATCGTGGTTTGTCACTATTATCACGATAAGGAAATACAAATGCTAGCGCTGTGTTATCACTAAACATCGAGTAGTCAAAACCAATATAGACTTGCCGGTCATCAAAACTAAATGATGATATAATAGCTTGCTCAACGTCAGGCAGTTTCAAGAAGCTGTCGGCCGATTGCTCTAGCCACAAGTTAAGGTTTTTGTTTTGGAAATCGTTGAGTGTGCCTGACAAAGCGTCAGAATCGCGCTTATCTGTTAAGCCGTTCAGCAACACTTCTCGTTGGCTCGGTAAATCTAGTAAAGGATTACTTTTAACCCACATATTGGGCTTATAAGTTTCATCCAGATTGTCCTGCGACCAAATAAGCCCCAAATATGTATCAGCATTGCGCAAATAATCTTGTTCCATGGCTTGCTGAATCATACGCTCATCATCGTGAAACGGAACAGTGGGATCAGGATATGCTGTTGAAATTTGAATAAATTGCCGATTGGGTACTTTAACTTGCCCTGACACAATCTTAGAAATCTTTTGTCGTGTCTTAATTTCACCAATTTCATCAAATATAGCCGTTGTGAAATGAAAGCTATCGTACTGACCAGCTTCGTGACTGATTGCTCGCAGTTTATTGTTATTACTACTCATCACAACTTGGTCTGCTTGTGAAGACAATGTCCGAGTATCTAACCCACTATCAGCAATCAATGACTTAAATGGCTCAATAGTTGCAATCTTAGCAAGCATTGATTTAATGTAACCCAGAATCTTGCTCGTTTGTTTGTAATTAATGGATGAAACTAGATAGTCTTGGTTAGATAGTCCCAATGACTCAATTAAATAACTATAGGCAGTGATAATCGCCATCAGATAAGTTTTGCCTTGGCCCCGCGCAACGGAAACAATTGCTCGCGAAAAGCGCTTGCCACCGTCATCATTACGCCAACCAATCAGCATTGCCATAATAAACTCTTGCCATGGCATTAGTTTTGTGGGTTCACCAGTATCAACATTCGGGCAAATTGCCGCAAACTTCAAAACCTGTGAAACTTTCTTGGCTGAATAATGAAAGGAAAAGTCAACACTTCCCTGACGCTGCAAATCACGCAAATGCCGTAGTGCAGCTAGCTTAATCAAATAACCGGTAACAACATCGCCATCTAAAACTGAGAAAGCGTATTTGGTACCAGCATCGTTATAACGCGTTTTAATGGATTGCCAATCGATTGATTGGTAAACGCCCAAGACATCGTGTGTTTGTGTTAGATCAACTTTCATAATTACCGCCTATCCTAAGAACTCTTTCATTCGATCAGCGACGCTACGTTTGTCTTTGTGATCATCTAAATTCAGCTTTAACAAATCACTACGCGATTTTGGCGACAAGCCTAGTTCAGCGCCTAGTTTAGTCAGATTTTTAACCGCGGAATCGTAAATTTGTGTCATGGGATTACGCTTGTAGCCCATGAAGTCTTGACCAATTTTTTTACCGGTCTGATCTTGTAACGTTTTATAGATTGCTTGGACTTCACCGTTTTCCTGGATATGTTTATACGCATTGCGATAAATCTCATATTGGGAAGCGTATTGCTCCACAAGCCCGCTATCAATGCGTTTAACCGGGGTACTATCCTCTAAAAAAGGCACTAATCGACGCCAAACGACCTTAGCTTGCCGTCCTAAGTAAGCTGGCGGTGTGCTCGTTAATTGCCCGTCGTTGACGTCTTTATCCGCTTTTTTCATTTTTTCTGCCTCCTCTCATTATGGGGTGACCCCCCCTACCTAAAAATTTTCAAAAAACGTTTGCGTCACAAGATGAGGGCAATGTGTGTGCTCTTGCCTAGTCGTTTTAGGGGGCGGGGGCTGTTTTAATTATCATCGTGACCAATTTATATTAATAAATTTAAAGACGCTTAAATCGAATGCTAGGACGGTTTAAATTGGCTTGTTTTTACTCATTAACACAACGATTGCCGACACATCATTAATCGGTGTTACGCTTTGCAACTCGTTTTCTTGACCAGTGCCATAGTAGCTTTGTTCCCATTCCGTCTTAGCACGGTGACACTTACCACAGACAATAGCTAAGTTATCAACATTCGCTTTCAGTGTTTCGTCAAACTCAATCGGCACAATGTGATCAACTGTCTTAGCAGGTGTGATGACGCCTTGCACTTTGCAGTAAGCACACAAGTAATGGTCACGCTCTAGGACTTGCTGTCTTAGATGTGACCATTGTCTTGTACGATAGAAGTTATATTGCTGGCGCTTATCCTCGTTACGATAACGTGTAACCGTGTTGTACTTGTGCGTGTATTGTTTACCATTGCTACGTGCCCAACGTTGCCGACTGGCTAAGTACTCAGCTTCATGTTCATAGTGTTGTTGGCAATAGTGATCAGGAAACACAACCATTGCATGACAGTTAGGATATCGGCATCGTCTTGTTCTTGGCACGTTGCTTCCTCCGTTTCAATTCGTAAGCACGTACTAAATTCATATCGGCTTGGTTTTTAACCGTATTACTAAAATTCGTAATTGCAACATTACCGTTTGCATAGATAAAAGTTACATGGCCTAACTTGTTAATGCCTCGTTTGATTCTTTCCATGCTGTACCTCCTTATTTTTTCCAAGCTAAAAGCGCCATGCTGTTTAGCACGACGCTTCGTCCATTTATCTAAGTGGGCATCCATCTCTGCTTCTTGTGGCGTGACGTACCCATATTTTGTGTTAATCATCTTTGACATGTTGAGTTGCTGATTGCAAGAATTCAACCAACCTGTCCACCTCGCTTAAGCTTAGCTGTGTAACTACAACATCACCACTAACTATATCTCTAGCACTCATCAAGATATTAGCATTGCTAGCTTTCATGGTTAGTTCAGTTCCAAAGCCATCTTCGTATTCATATGTATTTTTCATATTTGTTTCCTCCAATGTGATTTATTATTTAACTGTACAAAAACTCCCGCTAATAAGCGAGAGTTAGTTTGAAGTATAAGAAGACAACGTAATCTGTTGGGCTCGAACCAACGACAGCATGATTAACAGTCATGCGCTCTACCAATGAGCTAATCCGAATATCGCCGGTAGGATTCGAACCTACATTTCATTGTGACTTAACCAATTAGTCCACGGCGATCCACACATATTTAAAAGGAAGTTATGTCATCAACCTACTTGGCATACTACCAATTTAGCACCTATACGCAGTGGACTTCTATACGTTGTAGTCCACTTTTAGCAAAATCCGATTTTTTTGCCAAGAAGTTCAAGCATTTTATATCTCTTCTTGTAGATACCGCTATGCGAGTACGGTTTTCCTATGAACTTTTCACCAGCAATGTCACCGACCGTTTCCCAATCATAGTAATCATTAGAATCATATCGGAGCTTGAAAATGTACTTTTGCTCATTAGTCATACAAAGCAGTGAATCTTCAATACCTTTTTTAACCTTTTCGTAAAATTCAAGTTTAGGACTAGAATCATAGCGAATCATTATCGTTTCTTGTGGTCGACTAATACGATTAGACTTGCTGCCAGATGTATTTTCATCAACTTCATGATTATAGTCAGTGGCTAACGCAATTTTGGTTGAAGCAATGATGTTATTTAAATGGCGATATTCTCCATAAAGATCATCCAAATATGCTAATGCAGATTTATTTAGCTCACTTTTCACTACCAGTTCCCCTTTCACTCAACTCCATAATGTCAGCAATGAAGTCCTGACCAATTTGTGCCTGTTGCTCAGTTGTTAGTGCCGCGTTCATTTCCAGGTTGGCAACCATGGCTTTCGTTTGGATTGCTTTGGCATATTCGGTGTCAGTCATGTTTTTCCTCCACCACATACCCGTCTAGCCACGCCCGGGCCACGAAATTTTGGCATTCTGTATATTTTTTCTGGTTAAATTCATAAGTACCAGGTGTCAACGCCATCCAGTCTCGCATTTTTTCGGGACGACGCTCAGAACAAAGCATGTCACCAACCGAAGTACCATCGTGTTTGCACTTTTCAATCCAATCAGCTACTGCTTTAGGAATCACCGGCAACGTAGCATACTGTTTCTCAAAGGATTCACCATCAACTAGTTCTGGCCACTTAAAATCGCTTTTTAAAATCCAATCATTCTTAGTCACTAGCGGGCTGCCATCAGCTGTTTCTAAGTACCAAGCGCCACGATACCTAAATAGATTTAATTTTTGGGCTGATTCTTTACTGCCATCAAATTGCTCAGCCTCAATCGGTTGTTTTAAGTAAAACTTCATTTCTGCGCCTCCTTCCGTTCCGCAGCCGCATCAACAATTGCTTTAATTCCCGCAATAGTGTCCTTTGATTCCCCTGATTGGTTTTCTATCGCTGTTTGGGTACCTAGTGAAATAAGTGCCGCAACCACCGACGACGCTGGGGCACCATCAGTCTTCATTGAGCAAGTACCATTTTCAAAGTCAAGCGCTATTGTAATCATCTTTCAGCCTCCATTAACTGTATACACACCACATTCATTCCCACATAGCAAAGGCACGTTCGATGTACTCCATCATCAAATCTCGATGCAATTTACATGCGATCACCCAGCAATAAGTGAAATTACGTTGATCACCTATTGGCTCCTTTTTATCAGCTTCATCGGTCAACCAGTGATATGCCTGTTCAACAACAAGCTGAACGATCTTGCGTGCCGAACGCTCGCCGTTAGCCAGCGCTGGCAAAATATCTTCAACGATACATTCGCTTACTTCCAGCGGAATTAAATCATCATGCTTCATCGTCTAATCAGCCTCCACTTGGTAACCGTCTATCAGAAACTTCATTTAGTATTGTGACTGATGTTTTCCGTCATAGCTGATTTTGAATTTACCATGAGGCATAACAATTTCCTTACCATAGCGATCATATACTCGGCCTTTGAATAGACAATTTTCAAAACGACCCTTACTAGTTCTTTCTTTAATGTCACCGGTAACATCAAAATTCATTATTACTGACACTTCACGTTTCTTTAAAAACCAGATTGCTAAGTTTTCAATCCATTGCATAGTCCTGTCCTCCTACATAAAATAGCGTTCAAACAAATCTGCTGGGATCAAGAATTGCTCACCATTAGCATCCTCAATAATCCGATCATCAAGCTCAACAGTCTGCCTTCTACGCTGGTTTTCTTTGCCATAATTTGCCAAGAACCCATATCCGAAAATTTCATCCCAAACGATTCCATGAAATTTAGAAATTGTATGCCGTGTATATCTTGGCCTACAGTCCCAGTCGTCTTGGTTATCATCTTGCTCTCTGGCTTTTTCAAACTCTAAACGTACTTCTTCACTGACCTCCTTAGTGATCCTAATCACTTTGAACTCAGTTTGTTTCGTGATACAAGTCCCAATTTTCAAGTTGCTCACTCCCAACATAGAATTTCATTTCTCTGCAGATTTATTGCAGGAATTCAGCAGATAACCTGCAGATACTTTTAGTTAGCTCCTACTTAATGTCATTTAGAATCTCTTGAATATCCCGCTTAATATTGATGATTTGATCATGAATAACCTTAGCGCTGGCTTCTGGCTTATCCTTGGTAAATTCAGCTACATCGGCAATCTCTACAAGTAATAAATCTAATAACGTCCCCAAGTCATCAAGGTTATGGACGCTATCAAGGTCATAATTAGTATCACCAAAAAAATTGATATGACCGATTAGTTCTAGTACCAACTGCTCAACTGAATATTTTTTCATTTTGCTGCCTCCAGTAACTCAGGGTTTTCGTGAATGTTGCCGATAACTCCATAGCTGTCAGACTCCACAGCATCGCCTAAATAGAATTTATGTTTAGTGCAATCTACAAACCACATGCCAGTATTAGGATCACGCTTAACGACACCCACATAATGTTCCTCCTGTGGATCACTTACATCGTTATTAAGCCAGATGTTATCAAAGCCAAAAATGCTGCCCTCATAGATTGGCTTGCCACTCTTGTCATCTTTGCCGGTATATTGCTCAACAACCACGTCATCGGATGATTGCTCAATCAATCCGCCATCTAAATCAACCATCTGGTTTAGCCAATCAATTGCTAAAACGCGGTGCATTGTCTTAGTCGGCTTATGCCAAGCTCTAAATTCTATTTCACTCATTTTTAGTCCTCCCCGAAAAGTTCAAACACTTGTCGCCGCAATTCATCGGTCGGCTCTTTAACTTCAATCATCACTAACCTCATCGCCTGGCACCTCTTCTAAAGCCTTGTCCCAAGAAATATTAAAGTCGCCATTATTTCGCAATCTGTTAACTTCTGATTCCGTGAAAACATCTTTAAATCTATAAGAAACCGCACTATAATTTTTGACACCATTTTCATCACAAAATACATAGCCACCTTGCAGACGTACTAAACGCTGACGATTCATTCCATTGCTAATAAAGACACGAAATTTTTTTTCGTCTTTACGATCCTCGACAAGTGTTTCGTGAAGTTCAACCAACAGCTTGATTGCTCTATAATCAAACACTTCAACAGCATTCAAAGTATAAAAAGCATCAACCGTGTTTGAACTAGCATCGTAAATACCTACAATTTCTTTACCATCGGAGCACAAACCAATTGAGTGATCATCCTCATTGGCTTTAAATGATAAGTGGCTGCTTAATTCTTTAACCTTTTCGTTCGCTTCACTGTATTTCATTACTTGCCCTCCTCTTTAAAACTCAGAACATTGGTTCCGGTTCTTCGTCAATTTCGACTTCATCGGTCATGTCTAACTCATCAACGTCAATCTGTACCCGATTTGCTTCGACGTTTCGCAGCCAGAACTCGAACTCATCGACCATTCGCAAGCTACAATTTCCACTGTCACGAAGTCGAACAGTAGGTGTACCATACCGAAAAATCTCAAAATCCATGTTTAAGTTGCTATCATTTTCACACTTCAATCGAACTTTATAGCAGACTGAATCGTCGTCAACAATCTCCATGGTTACCGACCCGCCATCATATCGAGGTCCATCATCAAATTTCACATCGAGATCTGCCACATCGAGGTTTTCTTCAACGAACTTAAGATATTTTTCAAAAATTTCAGACGTCTTAACGCTGTCCGGCACCTCGAGCGTCGCCCATTGTTTGAATCGCTTGAGTGTGTTGTTGTTTTCAGCCGAGGCATCTTTGATAACTTGTTGAACTAACAGATCGAGCGAAACGACGCTTCGGGAATAATCGGTGTTCTTCATTTCGGTCAAAAGTCCAGCTCGTAAATTTTCGCCGATAATTTTATTAACTGGTGATCCGTACTCAGTAAACAGATTGCTGATAACATCGTCAGTAGCTTTCTTAATAGCCGCGTCGATTTTTTCGTTTAATTCGTCACTTTTTAAATAGCTGGACATGCTAGCTAAAATCTTTTCTTCAAGGTTCATCTTGAGCCTCCTAGTATTTTTAATCCTTTGAAAATATGGCTACAAAGACATCTTCGCCATGTTCTTGGTCAAACGTATGCACAACATGAACTGGCGCGCCTACGCGATTCCACAATTGCAAGTAAGCATAAAGTAAGAAAACATTGGCTTCGGACAATCCGCCTAACCTTTTTAACTTTAGGAAACAATATTCAACTGTATCTATGAGATCATTCATCATGACCACCAACTTTATATGGCGCATAGTCGTGTTTAATCCGTACCTTTTCCCGTGCCACAGCGCTATGTTTTTCTGCATTAATCCGCATCCGGCGCCGCTTCTTTTTAATAGTTGATTTCTTGGCATGCTTTCGTTGCTTAGTCACTTTTCGTCTTCCTCCTCGATATGAAAATCTAATTGTTTGACGGCTTCTAAGCGGGTTAATATCCACCGACGATCATGATGAATAATTTCGCTGGCCGAGCGCATCGACATACCTTCATATAGAATTTGCTTCAAGTAGTACAACTCCGTTGGTGTTAGCGCAAAGTCCCGTCCAGACTCCCTAGTAATCCTGTGCAACTTTTTCAGTTCATCATCACTAGCATAGATGACACTCTCGCGCCGTTTCTCAATGTCGTGAACCATCTTGATGAGTTGCGGCCAAGTCCGTTTCTTCATGACTTAGCACCTCCTCTAGCTCGTGCTCATAGTAACTGTGAACATAATTCGTGCAGTTTGGGCACGGCCCCACCGTCACCACACCCGGCATAACTTCTAGTTCTTTAGACCAGTTTTTGTTTGCCATAGGTTAGTCTACTTTTGATTCTAATTTAGCCAAACGATCTGCTAAACGTTTGCGATCATCGTCACTAATGGGATTATTTGTTCCGTGATTAGAATCATATTGTGCCTTTTGGTCTTTAGCCCACTGAGGAACGATTTCTTTACGAGTGTTCTTTTGATAACCTCGGTTTTGTGGCTTAGGTGTCAAATCTAGTTCATCATCAAAGCGTCCGTTAAACCACGTTGCGCCGTTCATCGGTGACTTCCACGGATTAGCTGACAAGTCTTGCTGATAAAGCCGCAAACGCTCCAGCAAGTAGGCATTAGTGTGCTGTACAGACTTCTTACGCCATGCTTTATAGTGGCTCAACGCTTGCTTCTTGCCCTTTTTGTTTGGGTACTGGCTCCAAACCTCATCAAATTCAGATTCAAGTTGAGCAGACGGTGAGGCGCTAGCCGCACTATGTTTTTTATTATTTGAATCTAAATCTGATTCTGTATCTGAGTCTGATTCTGTATCTGTATCTGTCGCGTTACTGGCCGTTACCGTAACGTTACGCGTCACGTTACTTTTATCCGTATCGTCAGGAATGGCTTTCTGGTGGCGTTGACGATACTTTTTGGCTCTCTCTGCTGCCTGTATACGCACTTTTTCCATGCCTTCGATATTCTGATGCTTGTCCCAATTAGCAATGCTGATCACACCGGCTTCGTTAACATCGATCATGTCAAAGCTCTCTAGCGTTTTCATTGCCAGCCGAACTGTATTGATTGGCCGATTGAATAGCGTTGCCAACATTTCATCCGAGTACGGCATGTCGCGCTGGATATAAATCAGGCCTGAATCGTTCGTTTTGCCGGCCAGTACTAGTAATCGAATCCAGATCACTATAATCGCATCGGCCTCCGGCATTGACTCGATCAGTCTAATTTTTTCATCATCAAACATCGCTGTCTTTAACTTAATCCAATGAATTCCTGCCAAAACTTCCACCTCGCTTTAGTACGGGCCTTTCACCCGTCCGGTGGATTTAGTCACTGCCATAATTTCCTTGTACGCCAATCTTTTTAAGCGTTCCAACGTCTAACTTGACGCCTTCAACTGGTACGTGATATTTTTCGCTAAAGGCTTGTGATCCAATCTGCTCAATCTCCCCGTGGTGCTTTCGACACAACGCCATAACGTGCCGTTTAGTATGGTCAACATGTGCCCGATTCATACCCGCACCGATTACATCAACATGATGGATATCGGCTTTATTGCCACAGATCATGCACACCCGGTGGCGACAGCACTGATACAGATAAAACCGTTCATTCTTCGTAAGCATTTTATAGCCCTCTTTAAACTCGACATGCCATTCAAACATGAAGTCAATAACTCGGTCGAGCAAATCGTTTGCGTCGCTTACGGACGATTTAGCATTGTCTGACAGGCTGATAGACTTGCCATCGTGTTCTATTTCAAACTCCGTATAAAAGAGTTCTTTCAAAAAGTCTTTTATAGGTGCGCCATACCAACGGACAATGTCATTTAGCAATGCGAAAAATAATCGTCTTTGTTGGGGTCTGACATTGCGCGTATCAGCTAATTCAAAATAGGTATAGTACTCGTCAGTTGAACCGCTGACCGTTTCGATATGGTCTAAATTAGGCTTTTCATCAAGTTCTTGAACTTGATACCACTTACCGTTTTCCTTGATTAGCTTGGTTCGTAGTAATTGCAAACAATCACCTCAAATTAGAACGGTAAATCATCGTCACTAATGTCAATATCTTTACCATTAGTAGGATATGAACGGGTAGAACCTTGACTGTTATTCTGCTGTTGCGGCCCATTGTTCTGACGATTACTACTTTGATTGTTACTATTATCCGGTAAATCAAAATCCGTCACATTGACGCCCAGCTGCGGATTACCGTTATATTCACCCAATTCAAAACTACCGGTAATCGTCACGTGACTACCCTTGTGATAGTAATTGCCGATTGTTCCGGCACGTTTACCCCAAACCGAGCATCGAAACCAGTCGGTGCCATATTCACCATTATTGTCTGGTCGGTCCTGCCGTACTGCCACACTGAAATTAGCCACTTGCTTACCACTTTGAGTCGTATTTAGCACCGGTTCTTTACCAACATTGCCTGAAATTGTGATCTGACGCATTCTAGTGACCTTCTTTCTCTGTCTGTCTATTTAGTTGACGTGTTACCAAATCAATCAGTTGATAGGCTGTCTCGTGAGTCAATTTAGTCATGCTTGACGCACCAAACTTATTCAGATATCCAATCTTCACTTTTTCAATCGGCGTTTGTGTCACATCGGACATTGATTGAAACAAATTAGTTAACGTTTTTTGTTGGTCGCTAGAAACCGGTTCAGGTTGTTTTTGGCTTTCAATATTTTGTTGAAACGCATCCGGGTCAGCGTCGTCCGTGGCGATATTGAAGAATTTCAATAAGAAATACTTCTCGCCATACGTCAACGCCTTACCTACTCCTTTTTCTCCTGCAATATCAACGCCTTGCGCATACCAAGTGCTTTCGATCTTATCGCCAGGATTATCCGTATTTACCCAAGTCATAGTCATCTCAAGCTCTGTGAAATAGACTAGACTGCCTTTCTTAGTTGCTGATGAAGTGACATGATGACTAACTATTCTAGGTAACAACAATAATTTTTCATCGTCCATCAAGCCGTGAATCTGGCCCAATACATCGGACGAACCAGCATAAGTGTACTGTGACGCCTGCTGTGACTTTTGAATGTACTTTACTTGGCGGTGAATACGTTGCAATCGCTCGTAAATTGAGCTGGTACCAATACCCGTACTAGCTTCCGCCTTTTCTTTTTTCTCTGCTTCATCTTCGGCCATTATTCACCCGCCACCTTCTCGTATTTGACCCCGACACTATCCATATAGCCCTTTAAAGCCGTGAGCTGACCAATTGAACCGGTAATCTTTAAAGTCGTTGTGCGGTCCACTACCTCACCTGTGTCGGTATCGACTACCTTACCGGTCTTTGTTTCAGTTTGGTGTTCAGCATCAGCCTGTGCTTGCAAATTACGTTGATGTTGACGTTCTTTGGCTTGTGCGACTTGATTATCAATTGCAGATAGCAAGTATTGAACATCTTGACCCTGATTAAGCTGGTCAATCCACGGTAATGGGTCAATATTTTGTACATTGGCATAGCGCGTGATCATCGCGATATCATCGGCAAGTTTGTCCGCAGCGGCTTTGATGGTCGTCATTGTGGCGCCAATCTCATCAACGACTTGCTTATGCGAAGCCGATTTATTTAACCAGCGTGGATCAATGTCAACAGAATCAATCTCAACACCGTAGTTAGGTGCCATTTCGGCAATCAAGTCTAAGACTTCTTGCCGTTTTTGATCGCGCCGCTGAGTTTCTAAGTCGCTTAATCCAACATCAATTGGATCTATGATCATATCAATACTGGCTTTGAGTCCTTTAATTTTGTCTTCAAACTCATGTAAAGGTTGATCATAGTTCCGCTTAATCTCTTTACGCCGATCATCCAATGCTGTCTTCAATTTGTTGAGCTTAGCCCGAACTTTTTTCGTGTCAGCTTCGGTATCGCCGGTGATTACCATATTTTGATAACGAGCCACATACTGTGCAATGGCAGCTTCCAAGCCAGCTCCATTCTTGATCACGATCGGTGCTGGTGTATAGTCCACCGAGTAATCTGGCAAATTAATTAATGAGTTATCCATTTATGCAAGCCCCCGTAGTTCATTTAATTGATCATTAGCATCGTCAAGCAGTTTGTACAGTCTGGTCAGTGATACCGTGTCGCATACCCAGATCGTACCGATTAAGTTTTCTAACATTTCGATCCGTGCCAATACTTTGTTCATTAGTAATTGAATTGCCATTACTTCCACCCTTTCAATCGTTGCCAAAGACTCGGCTTCGGCGTATGATGAATACATAAATAAATTTGTTCAGTTCCTGATTTGATACCCGTGACTGGTTGCACCCGGTCATGGGTATTTTGTTGTTTAAGCCAGATTTAAAATGGCTTTCGCGATACTTTTTTCATTCAATCAATCCTTCCTACTACTTGTAACGCTGATGTGAAGGTTTCAAACTGACCATGCTGATATTCAACTACTGCAATTTGTCGCGATGTCTTGCCATACGGATCAGCCTTAACATCCACTACCATACCGACACCAGCCGGGATAAGTGTCTGACCCAAAACCACGACATCGGGATAGCTGACGCGATCACCCACATTAATTTTCATCGGTAAGTACTCCCGGATCTGTTAGCGTAAAATTCCATTCACTATTGGCCGCATACTTCGGTTTGATAATGACAATCCCGTTGTCACGAAGCTCACCAAGAAAACGGCTTGAATATTGCTTGGCATTACTCTTCTTGATCACACCTGTTGTGGTGGCGTATGCGATTGATGTTAGTAACTCGTTTTCATTCGCCGTGAGAATACTTTGTTTGCGTTGCTGTAAAGCTAATTCAACTCGATTCATGCTTCATCCTCCTTAAATAATTTTTTAAATTTCGTATGCACATCCGGCCAGCCGTGATTGTCAGCGTAGATGGCTAACAAAGCCGCTGCTGGTACAACAATTACTAAAATATTCAAACTCATGATTAAACCTCCTTTACCACGGCAGTTCTTCCCAATGCCGGTCTAAAAACTCCGCCATCGGTTTAGCCTTAAAACGCCACGGACTGCCCTTCATCCCTCGATGGACTAATTGTTTATGTTGCTCCATAGATCCGATTTCACGGCTATACCGTGGATTTTCTAGAATGTTGTCCAATAGCCAAGCCATGATTTGTTGCCACACCATGCGCGTAAATCCTTAGCCGTCCATGTTCGACCTGTCAACGACTCGCCATCATAGCCATGCGTACCGTCTGGCACTAGCTTCATGCCATCGGGAATCTGAACTGGTACCGTTACTTGTAATACTTGCCTCATTGCTAATCACTCCTCTCCAGCAATGCGATATAATTAGTTATCCCAACTAATCGAGGTGAAAAATTATGACTGAATCTACTAAATTCGTTAGCTATGATCTTCTAAAATCCGGTCAAAACTATGATGATTTATATGCGATTCTAAAAAGTTTCCCTGTTCATCACAAAGTAACCGAATCTTTCTGGATGGTTAACACGTCTTTGACACCTAAGGAACTGAGATCCAAGTTGTTAACCTGTCTTGACGACAACGATAGGCTATTTGTTATCAATTATGCTTCAGGTTCAAATTCTGCATGGCATAATTCCATTGAAAATTTCAAGAATGACTTAGTTTGTGAAGACCTTTAATGTGATAAGTTCCGTATCATCACTCTTATTAATGAGACTCATTAATTCATCAGTACTCATTAATTTATTAAATCCATTATTTTTAGTTTCTACAGTTACATTAAATTTTTTCGGGTCACCAGAGATCTCCGTGTTACTTGCGATAACATGGAGGTCTTTTTCGATTGCCCAAAGTACGCGTACTAGTTGCTTTAATGTTTTTGTCATATTGCTAATCCTCCTATGCTTACTTAGTTGTATACTTGACTTATCCCAATTCAATCGAGGTGATAAATCATGAATTTAAAACAAGCCGCTATATTTGAATACAGTTTCAACAAGTTACTCCATAGCTTAAAGAAAGACGGAAGCCAAAAATGTGTTTGGTGTTTCAATGGTGAACTCTTTACTGCATCTTTTTACAAATTCAATCCATTTAAAGATGACAAGAAGTCATTTGCCTATAACGAAATTTTTTTGGACCACTTTTTCAAGAACGATCCATTTAATGACCAAAAGGCATCTCAATTTAACAACTTACCGTTATTTTTAAGTGACCTTAAAGCCTTTGTCTCTTCCAACCTAGTTGACGAAGACGATCTGGTCGATAGTCTCTTTTTGAGAAACGTTTCCTTTTTCCAAAAAGAATTAGGTGATTTCGATTTTTATCTTTTCCCAGAAGACGCCCAAATCGAAATCATTTCAGTTATTTCATCTGATACTTTGGATCAAAATGTTTGATATATTCCAATACATTTTGAAGCTCGGCACTAAGATGCTGAGCTTTTTTTATTGCAGTTTTCAGGTCTTCACCATTTTTTAAAACTAATGTGATTCCAGGTTCTTCTTGGTCTGCTGAGAAAATGTTGTTGTACTTTCTTACGCCTAACATTTTTCTTTCAGCTTCCATCCTTTTGACAATCTTATTTTCTTTATCTTCCATTGCTAATCCTCCTATGCTGGCTGCTTGTCTTGCAGATATTTGTTAACGAAGTACTGTTGACCTTTACCAGTTACCTTTGGCGTTTTATTAACAGTTACGTGACCATCAGAGTGTTGGATTGCTGTCTCCTTAACAACAAACAATCCCATATCCATTGCTAGTTGTGTTGGCATGTTATAGCTGACACCTTTGCGACTGATTAAAAATCCAGTGTTACGTAACTCTTCAAATAAACGGTTCTGCCCAGTATCTACTCCGTTCCCCTTCAAAATCTTCGCTAAGTCGCCTACCAGAATAGTTGTCTTACTAGTTGCTACTGAATCGGCAAACAGCGCTTTAGGCTTCAACTCCTGGATAACTAGGTCCTTTTGTTTGAGCTGGCTACCTGCCTTCAATAGCAAGTCGCCTAACGCGTCCTTATCGTGCGTAATGTCGTAGGCTGTCTGGTCAGTCATGTAAACGCCATTCTTGCGGATGGAAGGGAGCACGTCATTGGTTACCCAGTGGCGAAACACCGTTGCCTTATGGCGAATATCTGTATTCTTTCCTTGCCGGCTAGCGTCGAAAATAAGATCGTACACACCGGATTCGTTAATCACTGTCATTGAGCGGCTTTGACCTGAGGTCGTAACTTGCGACCCCAGCTTATCATTATCGTTAACATGCTTTGATAAGGCATCTTTCGTATTTTTATAGCCTAGTAAGGTCGCTACATCTTTGCCAACAAAGTATGGCTCATTGCCAATTAGTACCGTACGCACTTGATTACCTTCAAAATTAAATGGTGTAATTTGATTCATGTGGATCATTCCTTTCATTGAATTCCTAAAATTTTGGCCATTTGTGACCGAATCCGTCTTGACTTGGGTTCATTGCCGCCTTTAATCGCATGGTTAACTTGTGACGGTGCGACCTTTTCAGATTTGGTAGTAAGCATTTCAGCCATTTCTTTTTGAGAAATTTTGTGTCGGCTCAATGCAGTTTTGTATTTAATTTCAATTTCCAATGCGACATCTTCGATTGTTTGTTCTGGCATTTTTGTTTCTCCTTTCATAATTTATTCATCAAGTTATTGACTTTAATTAAACTATAGTTTAATATTAAGGCATATTAAATAAGCAATTTAAAACCTACTACTACCGCAATTCCTCGCCAAAGTTATTGTTTTGATAGGTGTGTTTTTTGTTGCTTGATTACTTGATGAATTAATAATACAACTATAGTTTAATGATTGCAAGCTTTTTTATAACTAAAGTTTATTTTTGTTCATCAAACATGGGAGAAATACCGTTATGACAATGTTTGATAGAGTAAAAGAAATTTCTAAAAAGAGAGGGTTAACCCTTGCCCAATTAAACGAAAAAGTAGGACTTAAACAGAATGTTATTTATTCGTGGAAAACAAAAACACCTTCTGTCGACAAGGTCAAAGCCGTTGCCGATGTTCTAAATGTTTCTGTTGATTACTTATTAGGTAATACGGATAACCCAGAGCCCTCTACTTCATCTGATGATTTGACAAAGAATCAAAAATTAATTGCCTACTCTATTGACCCAGATATATCGGATGAAGAACGTCAGGCCATCATAAATATGGTCAAGGAAGCAATGAAATTTCGTCGTAGACTGTAGGTGACCGGCATGACAGACTTGGAAAAGATTGAAGATATGTATCCGCAACTTAAATTTTGGGGTATTGAAGTCAACAATCCACACTATCATGGCTGTGTTTTCGGAACTGACGTCTATATCAATACTCTTCAAGATGACATTGATTGGCTAAAAACAGCATTACATGAGGCTTCACACTATGAAAATGACAGTGGCAACTTAACAAACGCAAGATTAGTGGAAGTGTTACGTGCTGAAGGATATGCTGATAGGCAATCTATACGGAGTTTCAATATTATGTTTGGATAACTTATAGACCAGATACGGATGTCGGTAAAAGCTGAAATTTTTAGGGGTGTTGTGTTGTGTCAAAAAGAATAAAAGGAGCAGACGGTCAAACCTATAAAATGGTAAGCCCATCGGATAATGAAGCCAGAAAACGGACTATAGAAATAGTTTTATCTGTAGTTAGTGTGATTGTTTCAGTTATTTCGTTAGCATCCGGTCTTGGAGCGGCTGCGTTTGTTGATGCTTTCGGCGGCGGTGGTATTTATACAGGAAAACTAGTTCTAGGAATCCTGCTATCAATTCTTGCTTTTTCTTTTGCCTTCTTTCTAAACAAAAAGCATACTTTATTTAGCTGGGCAATAATCGTTGTTGGGATTATCCTACTATTACTTTGTGGAGACTTCGGCATTGCTGGCGGAATCATGTTTATTATTACTGGGATTATTGCACTTATTAGAAAGTAGGAACTGAAATGGCTAAAAAAATTCAAGATGAAAACGGAAATACTTATGTGGCAGTGAAACCATGGTACAAGAAATGGTGGGTCTGGGTTATAGTTGTAATTCTAGTGATTTTTGGAATTGCTGCGCTTACTGGCGGATCAGATGATTCTTCTTCTAAAACTACGACCACCAGTTCGAAAGCAACTGCTCACAAAACTACGGCGTCTGAAACCAAGCCTGCCGCAGCAGCTTCAAAAACTATCAGCGTTGACTATGATTCATACAATGTAGCGAATGAAAAGACGTATAAAATTAATTATTCAGATACATCATGGAACGCAGCCACTGTTAAAGTTGATAAAGTAACGGTCTACAAATTAACCCATTCGTATAAATATAAATCAGCAAATGATGGTACTTTCCAAGCTTCTGGATTTGTTCGTATTCACTTTGTAATTTCACCCACTAGAGACATATCTATCTATCCAACACAAGGGACGGCAATTTATAGTAACGGTGAACAACATGAAGCAGATTCTTCAGAATCGTGGGACGGTGACATCGCCAAAGGTGCTACAAAATCTGGAAATGTAACCATTCCTGTTAAGAGCTTAGATTCTACTTCTTCACTAAAAAGTATAAGGTTTAAGTTTGATGCCAATTATGACACCAATAATATGGATGATAACAATTCTGATAAGACCTTCGATATCACGTTAAATATGTAAAATATTTTAGCCCACTACCAGCCTAGCGGGCAACATGCGAGCGTAGTTCAACGGTAGAACAGTAACGACTTATTTACACATAGAATTACCTCCAAAGTTACTATGCAGGTTCGACTCCTGCCGCTCGCGTTGCAACAAAAAAGCACATCCCCTCCCGCCAAGAAGTAAGATGTGCCAACCTGAATACTACTAGCGGGGTTAGTGCACCCTTTTAGCTCCTCTAGTATATCATAGGAGTAAATTAATCATGGCAACATTTAATAAAAAAGCTAACGGCTGGCAATTTCGAGTAAGTTACTATACTCCTAGCGGCAAACGTCGCTTCGTTAATAAACAAGGCTTTAAGACCAAACACGAGGCCCAAGTAGCCGCTCGCGTCATCGAAAGCTCTAAGGACAAAGGATTATCCGTAGAAACGTCTAACGAGCCGCTAGCTGCCTATTTTGAAGAGTGGTACAAGCTGTATATAGAACCGGGGGCACAATATAATACCAAGCATCATTACACTGTAACCCTCAACATTTTAAAACGATCATCAATTGGTGAGTACGCCATTAATGCAATCACTCCCCGACTATATCAATCTTTCATTAATGATTACGGCGCTGATCATGCAAAATGGACGGTCAAAAAAATCAATGCTCAAATTCGAGCAGCCATCAAGAAAGCCGTCTATGATGGTGAATTGCATCGCGACTTTACACAAAACGTTAAGCTAGTCTACGATGAATCGAAGTCCCGTGACACCGTATGGCTCAATGCCGATCAAACACAGACCGTTATTAACGACTTGATAGGCTCCCTACAAACCTCGCAGCGCCCTATTAGCCGATACATGGTCTTGACTGACCTACTGACCGGATTACGAATTGGCGAGTTAATGGCACTTACTTGGGAAGATGTCGACTTAGATCAGCAAACAATCGATATTAATAAATCTTGGGATTACGTCAATGATAAAAACAAAACTACTAAAACTAAATCATCCAATCGGACCATTGCAATTAATTCAACTTTAGTCGAACAACTAAAAGAATTGCGGGAGTTCCAAGCAAATAAAAATAATATTCATCCTAAAACACAAATTTTTCTCAACAATAATCACCGGATTAGTTCCGTGGCAGCATTAAACAAACAGGTACGGAATGTTTTAGATGAATGTGAAATTGACATCCCTGACTTTCATTTTCACTCGTTGCGACACACTCATGCTTCGTTCTTGCTTTACAAAGGTGTCTCGATATTTGCAATTTCTCAGCGATTGGGTCATAGTAATGTTCAAATTACGATGGGCGTTTATAGCCATGTTATTTCAGAAATGAAAAATAAAGAGACCGACAAAACGCTAGCTGCACTTGACGATTTAGACAACTAAAAAGTGCACCAAAAGTGCACCAAAGCTTTAATTTCTAGTATTTTCTAGGTATTTCTTGATTTCACGAAGTGCCACAAACGTTGATATAAAGGCATTCTTTATTTTTAAAATATAGCTTATATGTACCATTAGCTCCCATATTGTACTTAAACCTAACTCTTTGGCCCTACTGCTACTAAGCGGTAGAGTCATTTTTTGTTTTATCGCGATCCTATTTCGAACCTATAAATTCAAAAAAAAAGTTATTAGATGCGGTATACTTAACTTATTGTCTAAACTAAAACTGTCCATTTTGCGGGCATACTTTTTTGAGGTGAACTAATGAAATTAACAGATATTGCCCATAACGCAGCCCATGCGATTAGCGATCGAAGTGGTAGCACACCTTATATCATGGCGATTGAATTTACCGACAAAGACTCCAAAGGGAAACCGGCTGAGGGTAGTGTGATTATTCAAATGCCTGATGCTAAACATTACCACATTAACAGCTACGATTACCGGTACATGGACACTGGTAAAGATATTCTTGCTATGGAATTAGGGGCATTCTTTGAATGTGATGATGATTTGGATCAACGCGACACAATGATTGAAACGATTAATCAACTCGTTGCGACGGCTGATCATCCTAAAGAATTAATCACCGATTAGCTGACTAAAAACCGTTAACCCTCGCGTTAACGGTTTTTTTATCGCTCAATATAAGTTAGACCATTTTTCTGATCAAAATCGTTTACGAAATCGTTTTTTGATTGCTTTTTGAAAATTATAAGTTTTTTCATGCTGATATTCAGGCATTATCGTACAAAATATGATACGCTAGTCTTAATGATTCAGCCTAGTGACTCAGGCCGATAAGTCGAATTTTTATACATATACCAATTTCAAGATTTGACGAACGATCATGTCTCATTTACACAAGGAGTAGCCTCATCATGATACTAATCAACCCTGTAACCATCAGTTTAATCGTTATTATCTTGGTCTTCGCGATTGTTCGCCTATGTATGTTAAATCAGCGACCTTTCAAACAAGCCAATCTTGATACCAACTCTACCATTCCTGATCGGTCGGCTTATTTGCAAGCAGTTAATATGATTAATTTTATGATTATCCGTTTAAATAATGGCGAAAAAACACATTTCACAGCTACCGATGCTGCCGAACTAGAGCCAGCACTCACCACGCTTTTAGGGACTAGTGTCGAAGCTCGGCCAATGACCAGCACTAATATTAACGTCTACGTCACACTACCGCAACAAGACGTCCAAACCATTAAATTAACCTTGGACCTTCCCAAGAAAGAAAGATTTGATCGCAACAAAAAAACGACTATCCGAGTTGATCAGACCGTCGTTACTAGTGGACGCCAATTTTTTGCAGCCATTCGCCATGCGCTTCACCTGAGTGATTAA